GATAAATTTTCTTTTTGATCTATTTCTTCAGAAGTCATTTCTTCTTTTTTACCATAGCTTAGTTCCTCGATCATTGAAACGATTTCGTCTACAGCTTTTTTTACTTCTGCAAGTTCTTCTTTGGTAGCATAGTTTGATACTTCTTTTTCTTCCTCAGCTTGAACTTCCTCTTCAGGAGATTCTTCTGTAGTACCTACACTCTCAATTATACCTTCTTCCTTAACAATTAAAGTATCACCGTTAACAAGAATGTATTCTCCAACTGGTAGAGCTACTCTCTCATCATCAGTAACAATAAACACTTCGTTACCTGATTCAAAAGAGTCTGCTTCGACAATTGTACCATTTTCCAGTTCAGCTGTTTCTAGCTCAACTTTCTTTGAAGATGTTTCTTTTGTAGTATCTTCTGCTAATGTTTCTTCTTGGATTTCTTGAGACTCTAACTGAGTTTCTTGTTCCTTGATTTCTTCACTAGCTTCAACACCTAAAAGATTCTTCACTTTATTTAACATTTCTGTCGCTTTCATACTATTATAATTAAATTAATTTCCGTTTGTTATATTTTTAAAATATAGTTTTTTTACTACTATTCACTATCTGTTCCGGTAATGTTTCCAATACCCTGTCTCATATAGTCTTGATCGTCACAACACTCTATAGAATATGTATCGCTATCTCTACACAAACAAGCTCTTTGGTCTTTATGAGGGACATTATATCTTCTTCTAGTCATACTGTTGCTTTAAAATATCTTTTAATTTACTTAATTTATTTTCTGCTTGCCTTTCACAATCACATGAGTCTAATTTATTTTCACAATCACATGAGTCTAATTTATTTTCACAATCACAAACTGAAAGTTTATTAGTCTCATTAGGTCTTTCTAATTTATCAGCAAAATAACCTTCTATTGAAAATCCTTTAACTTTACCTGATTTGATAAAATCTTCCCAAACATCATCATTATCAACTTTCATAGAAACCATCCAAGTACCTATAGGAACATCCATGTCGTATATTCTAGTTTTATCTTTCTCTCCTTCTACTATCCATGATTCAACAACCGTTAATCCTTCTAATGGCAATTCATGTTCAAGTGTAGATCTATTCTGCTTAAATCTCTTTAAAAATAGTTCACTTGCTTTTCTTACAGTGTTTCTAGAAAAATATATATAATATTCTTTATCACCACTCTTTCTATATATTGGTTTATTTGGAATTAAGGCTGGGCCTAACAATATTTTTTTTTCTGAATCTTTTTCTGCTAATTTAAATTCTTGATTTTTTAAATAAACAAAATCTTCTTCAATAGCAGGATTCTCTACTATACTAATTGCATCAATACCTGATACTTCGTCATTTTCGTCGATAAAAAGTTCTATAATATCCATAATATATTAATATTTTTTTTGATTTTTTGTTTTAATTTCTATAAACCACCTTGAACATTTGCTCTAGCTCTTTTTGCTCTTCCTAATGTTGCTTGGTTTGCTGTTTGTCTGTCTAATGCTTGTTGAGTACTTACCTCAGTACTTACAACGTATGCTTTTACTGGTCTTGTTTGTGATCCTGCGATTGTTTGTGCTAATTGACTTTCTGCTGATGCACCTACAACATTTATACTTGGTGGGCTAGATGTAACTGCTGCTGGAGTAGATATTGAACCTCCTGAACTTCCATTAGCAAAACTTGGTAACGGTGGTTCTTTAGTAGATGTTATTTTTTTAATATTAGCAAAACCTGCAGCAAGGACTGATGCTGCTCCAACGAATCCAAATACTCCACCTTGACCAAAAGCTTTAGTAGCACCAGCATAAGTGTCTATTATTGCTTGTGTTATAGCTATTGCTTTTCCAAATCTACTATTCTCACCAACTAAACTAGCTAATGATCCTAACGCTCCTGTAATAGCTGAAACCTTTGCATCTGCTATATCTTTATCTAGTTTCTTTTGTGTATTAGCACTTTCTGCATTAAAATTATTTAATTCATTAGTTGCATCAATAAAGGCTTGTGTTCCTTCTTTATAACTTGCTTTTTTACTTTCAAGTAAATCTTTTGTTATTTTTTCTTCTTCTACAGCAATTTGTTTTTGCTTTTGTAACCTTAATACTTCGTTATCTATTAACTCTGCTTGTCCTTTCTTTATTATGTTTTGAGTTTCAATTGCACCTTGTGCGGTTGTTTGTTCTAACTCTAATCTTTCTTTATCTAAAGCAAAATCATTTGTTTTTTGTTCAGATCTAAATCCTTCTATTTGTGCTAATATTGCTGCTTTTTCTGCTTTTGCTTCTAGTAAAGCTATTTCGTTTTCTTGATTAGCATTTAAATCAACTTGTGCTTGGGCAGCTTCAATTACTAATTGGTTATTTGCTAACATTAATTTCGCTTGCTCTTCTAAAACTAAAGCAAGATCGTTATTAGCTTGTATTCTTTCTTCTATAGTATTTCTTTCCTCATCTCTTATTTGTCTTAATGATTCTGCTTCTCTATCTTTTTGCTCTTTAATAATATTGTTTTGTACAATGCTTTTATCTCTTTGCTTATTTAATTTAGTAACACTTTTAGCCTCATTAATAACTTCTCCAGCATATTCTTTTGTTTTCTTAATTAATTCTGGTAACGCTTCTGCTATTTTATCAAAAGATCCGTCTACTCCAGTATATACATCTACAAGTTCTTTACCTGCGCTTTTTGCATCCTCTAATGCTCCTGCAAAATCTCCTTTAAATACTTTAGCTATAGCACTTCCTACTAAACCTAAAGTTTCAATCCAACTATTAAATCTTTCTATTACGTTATCTTTTATTGCATTTCCAAAATCTACGATAGCACCAACTGGATCTTCAAATATTCCTTTAAAGAAACCAGTTATAACACCTACATTATTTTCTACAAACTTAAATAAGTCGTTAAATACTATTTGTAAACTTGTAGTAGCTGTAGCAAATGTGTCTACAACTTTCTGATTAGACATAAATGTATCTTTAAGAATATCCAACACAGCATTGAATGCTTTTATAGCAACATTAGCTTTAAATATTTTGTTTAATGAGAACATAGCCTTTCCCGCGGCTTTAGCTCCTGATTGTATACCTTCAAGACCTACACCAAACTTCTGAATATTCTTTTGAGCTCCTTTGGTTTTTACGTTAATATCAATATCTATTTCTTGAGCCATTATTCTTTGTTTTTAAATTTCATCATTACTTCTTTTAAACTAGTAGGCATTTTGTTTTTACCGAGAGCTATATCTATATACTCACCTCTTACTCCTTCTTCTTTTGCTAATCTTAATAATTCTAAAGTTTTTCCTAACATGTTGCTTCTAATACTTGCTTATAATAATAATAATTACAATGGGTTTTTGTTACATTGAGATCTTTTGGTGGATATTCTCTCATCCACTGAGATTTTCTAAACATTCCTTCTTGTGTAGTAACTCCTGCATTGTGTAGAATATTTTTACCCTCTAATGATGAGATTGGATCTGTAGACCAAACAAAATCTAAAAGATGAGTTATTTCTGTTTTATATGCCTTTTTCCAAAATTGCCATAAAGTTGCCCACATCTCTGCAGTCCAAGCTTGAATAGGATAACTGTCAGTGTAATTATCTTTGTGTTCGTTATTATACTTTCTCATCTCTCTAAATAATGCATTAGAGTTAACGTATACATCTTTCCAGAATTTACCATCTGTTCCTGAAAATATGAATTGAGCTCCTCCAGCTTCTAAATCTCTATCTTTTACTATATTTTTATCTATCTTTGCTGCATTACACATAATATCTAAAATGTCTTTACCTTTAGATTCTATATATTTAACACCAATATAACCTCTAGTGTTTGACATAAAAACTGTGTCTTTAGGGAATTTAGGTAAAGGATTTAATAAAATTGTATCTGCATCTGCATAATAATATTGTTCTCCATGCGTACACGCACAACTACTAAAATATCTACTCATTAAATAAGGTTTAATAGCAGGTGCATAAGATTCTGTTTTATGTGGGTAACTTATAAAGCTAACTTCCTTATATTTAGATCTTAATTTATCAAATTTATATTCTCCATTATCACCTAACAATATTATTATATCTAACTCACTTACTCCATTTTTAATATATGAATTTATCATGGTATCTACTTGCCATTCATAGTATTTTGATTCTGGTTGAGCTGATATATATTTCATATTATGGGCATGATGGACAAGTTGTAGGTCCTGTTAATGAGTTTGTTGTTGCATTCCATTGGTAATAATTACTAAAGTCATCTGTAAAGAAAGTTGTTGTTCCTAATAATGTTCCACAAGTATCACTTGTGTATATTGCTGTGGCTGTAGTTATACTATTTGAATCCATATAAACTAATTTTGCTACAGTGGTATTACAACATGCTGTTAAAGCGTCTACTGAAGATTTATATAATAGTTGAGATCCACAAGCTATAGTAGTTGTGGTAGTAGTTGTTGTTGTTGTTGTACAAGTTCCTGTTATAGTACCATAGTTAGTTGGTGTTGGCACTGATGCAACTCCTTGTATATCGTAACAATCTCCTCCTCCTGTTGAAATGGTTAAATTGACGTCTCCAACTTGGTGAGTTTGATCTAACTGAACGTATGTGCTAAACCCATCAGACTGTCTCTCCATTACAAACACATTATCAGGTCTAACAGTAGTTGTCGCAGGTGGTAATGTTGTCGTAGTACCTGTACAAGACGTACAATCGTTGTAATGATTATAATCATCTACTGGTGTATTACTAACACAAGTTTGACCATTTATCCATCCATCCGACTGAGCTCCTGATACTACTGTAGGATTTTTAAAACATTCTCCACTTGTATTAACTTGTATAACTGCAGGAAAACCAGTCGAAGCATTATGACCAACAACTAATGTTTGATCTAATCCCGTAGCACAATCTACATACTGCATCCAATTAGTTAAAGTTGGTTTAGTTGGTATGGTATTACATGGACTTGTTGTTGGAGTTGGAGGACATGTCCCGTATGGATCCCAAACCTGTAATGATGGTGGTTCGTAATATCTATAATTTGTTCCATCTGTATAAAATCCTTCGAGAGCTCTATTTGGTGTTCCTACATTAGTTGCTGAAGTATACATGTGATCGTTACTAGTTGCTGTAATTAATGTAGCATTGTTGTCAAAATAATAATACCCAAATACTCTTCCAGACCAATCACAATATTGATTTGCTGGATTCCAACCTTGACCTAAATAGAATAATCCATTAGCATCAATACATGTTACACAAGTGCTAAAACTGGATCCGTTCCAATATCTTCTTTCAGTGTTGTCACTATCTAAAGAGTAATAACCTGCTGGAGCATTAACAGTACAATCATTATAAGTATATATGTTTGTCCTATTACAAAAATTAGTTAATGATTGAGATACACTTGCACCATCTACATAATAATACCCTTTTGATTGCTCATTTTCACAAACATCGTTTTGAGTAGAATATCTAAGATAAAATAAAGATTTAGTATTTAGACAAGGATCGGTTGTTGTTACGTTTGTACAAGTTGCACATCCAGTTCCTTCTTTATTTCCTATAGTTATACCATTGTTAGTTGCCCAATCTGTTTCAAATGCTGTGGATGAAGTATACCAACATTGATTATCTATTGTAACATAACTACCTGTTGCGCTTGTCCCTACTGTGAACGTATCTCTCGTTCTTACATATTTTGTATCTCCTGCTACTGACTCTCCAGCACATCCTGTAACTACATAATAATTATAAACTATTAATTGAATTGTTGCTGTAGTAAAAGTAGTGTCTACAGTTTGGCTAGTGGTATATGTTCCTCCAGCATTATTAACACTAGTAGGACTACCTACCCATTCAAATCCAGCATTTAAAGATATAGTTGTATTAAACAAAAACACAGTACCAGAGTTTTGGGTTAACGTATCACCGGTTTGATTTCCTCCTAATGTAAATCCATTAGCTACAGGACTATAGCCAGAAGCTGATATGTTTGATGTGTCAACGTTTAATGTTAACGTTATTAGCGAACTAGTTGTAAATATAACCTCATGTACATCTTCAACTGTATCTGTTGAATCTGATGCTGTAATTTTATACCAATATGTTCCTGCAGAAGATTCATTTGCATCAAATTGAGAATTAGTCTCTCCACTAACATTAGTATAAGTTGATCCTCCATCTGTAGACCTAGACCATTGATATGCTGTTGGAGTAATTCCTGTTGCTACAGTGGTTAAATGCGCATCAGAATTTATAGTTTGTTGAGTTGGTCCGTATATTGTTATATAGGATTGTGATAATTGAATTGAACCAGTCAAAATTGTATATACTGTTTGGTTACTTGTTGCTACTGTACCTGTTGCGTTTGATATTACGGGTAGTGTTGAAAAAGTATAACCTGCATTTGCGCTTACGTTTGTATTAAAAGAGTACGTAGATCCTTCTATTAATACTTGAGTATCTCCAGTCTGATTTCCTGTTATATTGTAACCTGCTGGAGGACCCTGTATTTGATTAGTTATTGATAATGTTATTGTATAGAACTTAGGTGTCCATAAAACTATATGTGAATCTGAAAACACAGCACTATCACTACCATCTGTTACATCACAAGTATAAGTTACATTTCCTGTTGATGACTCGTTAACGGTTACCTCTGAAGTTGTTTCTCCTGCTGCATCACCACCGGACCACAAATAAGATGGAGTTCCAATAAAATTATTTGGTGTTGCTTCAAGATCAATATCTGTATTTTGTTCTGCTGTAGTTAATCCAGCAATAGTAACAGACCTACCAATGTCACAAGTTTTATCTGCAGTAGGTGTTAATTTATCTACTGTACATAATGTTGAGTCTGCTGAACACTCTAAACATTCATTTGGATCAGTTGTAGTTGGTTCTACTGGTGTAGATCCTCCAATTGAGGATGTAATTTCATTTAGTAATTCTATTCTAGATCTTCCAGTAGTGAAATCTGTTTCAATCTGGTTAATATTGTAATTGCGATCAAATATTGCTATTATGTCTGCTAATATAAATTCCTGTAATATTTTTATAGGTAGATAAGCATATACAATGGTTAGTCTTCTATTTTCCTTGAATACTTTTGTTATATAATCTTGATAATATACCTTAAACAATGTATTTTCAAAATCATTAGTATTAGTGTATTCATTTAATTCGTTCTTAAAATTTATATTTACCTCTGTTTCTGTTGGATCTATATCCACACTATTAGATGGTATATAGTAATCTGTTATGTCGTCATAGGTCCCTACATTTTCTGTTTCTAAAAATCTTATTGTTGTTGATGTTGTTTGTTTATAAGCATAAAACAAAAGTGGATTTCCGAAGTAAGGTTCATTATTATCATCTACAAACCAACCAACCTGTATATCAGATCCTGTTAGCCTCTCATACTTCATGTGTTCGAAAGGAATTTCAATAGTATATGTTTCTGAACTTGAGTCGTAATAATCATCACCTGAATACTCTTCTGTTCCCCAAGATATATTACTTATTTGCTCATGTTGTTTAGCTAGTTTTGTATCAAGTCCTGAATATTTAAATTCTATCTCCTTATATGGTAATGCTTTATTGACACTTGATTCACTGGTATCTAAATAACTTGTAATATCCCATACTGTAGTTGAATCTTCATAATAATCATTTAATGTTTTAACTATGATTGTATTATTATCAGTGTATGCTGTAAGATTAAACGCATTAAATATACCAGTTAAAAAGTCTATAACTTTCATTTCTGGCATTTGTTCAGATATTATAAAAGTTCTTGTATTATTAAACACATAACCTCCTGATTGCATTTGATAGGTGGCTGATCCATCTGGATATTGTAAAGCATCTAAGTCCCATTGTGAATTAGTGTTAAATGTTATTGATGATTCTGCTGATTTAACCCAAACCTCATAGGTACCATTAGACATATAACCGGTAATTGTTCCTTGAGTAGAATTAGTTACGTTTATACTTAAATCATCTCTTGTTATCCCGTTCTCTTTAATATATATAGTCCCAGTAAAAGCTGCGTTAGCTTGTATGGAAACTGAAAATTGAACTTGACTTGTTGCGTTAGCTACTGTTATCCTATCTCCATAACTTGTTACAATAGGTAATTCTTGGTTGTAGTCTATTAAAAAATTACTAATTCTTTTTTCTACTTGTGTATCTTCAAATACCTCACCTTTTTTTCTATTCATCCATAAATAAAGATTATAATAAGGTGTGTTAGTAGTATTAAAAAAATCTGTACTAAATGTTAAGCCATATTTATCTTCTATTGCTTTTATTATAGCATCTATTTTTATAGCGTACTTTAATTCACCATAATAAACTCCTTGGTGAGAAGTAGATTTAGGATATAGATTACCACCATTTGAGTCTGGATAATCTGTTGAATCAGCGTCTTGATAATATAATCTGGTTGTGTGTGAGATTAATGGTGCAATAATACCTGCTGGATAAACTACGTCTGTTGTTCTATCAGGATGTGAATATGTAATACTTGTTCCAACACCCTTTAGTCTATCCTTAACAGTTGAAGCATTATAAGTTGTATCAAAGTCAGATAACTCTAAAGAACTTAAATTGTCATCTCCTAATAAATCATTTAAATCTATTGTGTCACCAAAAAAGGTTATTCTATAGTTATTAGGTACTCCTTCTTTCAAATCTACTCCATTTAACTTTATCTTTCCTGTTTTAAAAGGTCTAGAGTTTAATTCTAATAGGGAATCTTTTTTAAGTCTAGCGTCAAAGCCATCAACTATAGAATAATTATAATAGTGTTTAAATACTTTGTTATTTACTTTTGATGCAGGAACATTAAAGGTTCTAGAAAATGCAACAAATATTTTAGATATATCTTTAACATTCTGAATCGATTGAATAATGTTAACTGATTCATCGTCAAATAAGTCTATTCTATTTCCTTCTATATATAGTTGTAGTATGTTCTTCATTACCTAACATTGTCTATATGTTCGTGAGCATGTTCTACTTGAATTGTATAATTAATTAATTTATCATTTACTTTTGTTTTCATCTGCAAGGATGGGCTTGTTATATTTACTGGATGCACTTGTGATTGCATAGTCATCCATACTTGTTCTGATAACATTAATTGCTTCATTGATTCATTCATTCCTTCATCTATAAAACCTGTATTTAATGTCATTACTTCTCTACCTAATTTACTTAACGTCTTATACTGATGAGATGTTTTTGAATATGTTCCTTGTGTAGATATGTTACTACTTTTGTATGATTCTTGTGTTGTATTTAATATCTCTGTGCTTTTAGCATCAAAATATATATCTTGTAATGCTCCATATTTATTTACAAAAGTAATTTTTATAGGATTATAATATGAACATTGTGTTCTAGATATAGTTACCGTTACCGCTGGGTTACCTACCGCTATAGATGTAGTTGCAGATGTAAATGAATTATATATAATAGATCCAGCAGCTAACACAGGTATGAATCCCCCTTGACCTTCTGGTACGTACACGGTAGTATTATCTTGCATCATACAATCTCCCGTAGAACAATAGTCTTTAGTCGATGAATCATTCCAATAATCCCAATATCCATCAAAGGCATTATGTGTAAATGTATCTGGGTTACCTATTAAACTCCCTGTAGCATTAACTCCATCATAATATTTTATTTCACCTGCGACAACAACCTTTTGATTTTGATAAGTACCAGTGTATGTGATATCTAAATAGTCTCTAACTAAATCAGCTATCTCAAAAGTAACTGTCTCTGTTGGGGTGTTTTTTATTATTGTGTATCTTAATGTACCTTCAATGTCTAATTCTAATTTTGCTGATGAGGCTCCTGCTCTTGTTTTATAAACGTAATACGGTGATCTTAGTAATATATTTGCCATGTTCTATTTTTTTTGTGTAAATTCTAAAAATTCTTCTACATCCAACCCATAAGCTTTTGTTAAATCTTTAGGTAGATCTCTAAATGCTTTTTCAAAAGGTTTAGTAAAAAACAAACTTGCTTTAATACCTTTGATCCATATCGATCTTGATATTATAAATGCTGTAGATTCATAGCTTAAAAACTTTCCTTTTTTATCTTTAAATTGAAATCTCCTATCCTTAACCCATTTCTTAATTCCTCCTGATAGTCCACCTTCTTTTCCTGTTCCTGTACCAAACTTAAATGGACTATTAGTTGATTCAGGGTATGTGCTTTTTGCTCCTTTAACTCCTTGATCTTGGAACTTACCGTAATCTTCCATCTCAAACTTTAAACTCATAGAGTTAGGCATATTTTTTACTATACCTTTCAGAGAGTTGTACAGGTTACCTGATACATTCTTATTCTTTCTAGTTAAGTTTGCTCTTGATTGACTAATAACATAATCTTTAAATGCTTCTAATGCTTGTTCTGTATTCTTAGTTAACATATTGTCATATCATTTTGTATTTGTATATCAAATGTTGCTACCCAACCTGCTAATTTGTTTTCGAATCTATCTACAAATGGCTCACATGTTACATCCGTGGTAACTTGATATTTATCGGAATATAGATCTCCTCTTTGAAGTAGGGATATTAATCTTTCTAACACTCCTAATTGTGTATTTAGTACATCTTGCTCATTATCATTACCTCTAAATAAGTCTGTTGTTTCTTCTTTGCTTATATCTACTATGTCCATACACATCACAGATATATTAAATGTTAGAACTTTAGAATTAATACTACATTGATTAACCATGATATGTGATAATGGAAATAAAGTCTGTTTGTTTAGATCAACATTATCGAAACTACCATACGAGACATTATTCACGAATGGTTCTGCTTCCAGAGCTTCTTTTATTTTTTTTGTTAGTTCATAAAATCCTATCATCGTGTTTTATTTTTAAGTATTCTTTTTTCTATTTCTAGTTTATCTTTTTGATAAGCTAAATAAAAAAATGCAGAATGTACATTTAATTCTGTAACAGATTCAATTTTGGTTGCATCTCCTCCACCCAAGCTATATATCGAGTTAAACCATCCCCACTTCCTAGTAAATCCTCTCTCTGCTGATACGTTGAATTCCTCGTCGCTTCCTTGTTCAAAGATTTCAGGATAGTTTTCACTAACTCGTTGTTTAAATTGTAAAAAAAAAGTATGCTTCCCATAACTATGTCTAGTGGCATCTTTTTAAATTTTTCATAACCTGTAGTTCCTTTATAGTCCTCTACTATATATGTTTCTTTATATACGTCCTTTATCGGTCTATATAATATTGACATTGCTTTATCCATCTTGCTCCAATCGCTAATTGTTGTATCTAAGTCAATATATTCTCCTAATGTAATTTTATCTAAATCAGGAATAAAACCGTATGAAACGTTATCCATAGTAAACGTAGGAACTAACTTTGATTCTTGCTCAAATAACTTATTTATTATTTTAACAACCTTCATAACACTGTTAAATTCTACTTTAATTACATTTTGTAAATTTAGGTTGCAGAAAATCTCTACAGTCTTATGTAATAAAAAATTAGAATTTTGGTTTTCTTCAGTATTAATTTTATGATACTTTTGGTATTGACCTAAACTAACATCTCTAAGTGAATCAGGAACCTCTATCTTTACTTTCATATATATACAATAATAATATATATTATTTGTATAATATAATATAATATAAATATATAGAAAAAGGGAACCGTTTCTGATTCCCTAATTCCAAACATAAAAACTAATTAACGAAAAAAGAAGTCTAAGGATTATTATCTCTCTTGACTTTTAATTGTCTTTTAATAGCTTCATTTGCATTATCATAAGCCCACTCATAAATCTCTAATACTTTTTGGTGATACTCAGTAGAGTTTTGAAAGTATTCTTTAACACCTACTTTAATTTGTCCTTTATACTCTAAAACAATTAACACTTTTGGAAATCTTCCAGGTCTATTAGGTTTTGGATATACTCTAATATCGTTTTTAATACACCATTTGAAAATCATCATCTCCTTCTCGTATTGTTTTTTGGTTTTCAGATTTAGACTTTTCTTTACTTTTAATTTTTTTTTCAAGTTGATTTATTGATTTACTTAATGGTAAACATATTTTAATTAACTCATTCGTGGAAAGATCTTGGTTCCTAAATATTTTACACTCTATGTTATCTAATTCCTTTTTAATATCCTCTAATGACATAAAATAAAAAATTAATTGTAAAAATCATTGTTACAGTCCAGATACCTAAACCCCAAAAGAAGTTTTTAAGTATTATCCTCTGTAGTTTTTTATCTACAGGCATATTAATATCTTGTTGTGTTGCTTTGTATATTGTTTTCATTATGGTAAATAATAAGTTAATGTTCCTATAATTCCTAAAAAACTAAATACTACAAAGTAGATAATAAAAGCCCATTTAATCATTTCTTTGTTTTTCATTTGTTTGTTTTTAAAAAGATGCTGCCCATTCACACTAGACTTACTAAATTCCTCACTAGGATAATAATCCATGATTGATATCGGTTTTAGTGTTTTTATGTTACTACGGGTTATCAGCATCTGTATTGTTTTAATGTTAAAGCTAATATACTACATTTATTAACAACCAATGTAAACAATTATCATTTTAACAAAATTTTAACATATTACCAAATATGGTATTCGCCTTTATTAGGATCTTGTAGTTGAGAGGTTAAAGCATATCTAGCTGCATCTATACTGTGATCTCCAGACATAGGGTTAGGTTTTTGTAGTGTATTACCTTGTTTGTCTTTCATCCAAACGTAGCCTTGTAATTCCTTTATTAGATTCTTAGATCTCTGAGTGATGTATATTTTATTTTGATTAATTAAATTAATTCCATACACTATACTATCTCTTCCTTTTTTAACTGGAAACACTTGATGTCCGTATGTGTTTAATTCTGCTATTGATTTAGGCTCTGCAGAGTCTGCCCAAATACTTCCTAATATTTGATTATTCTTTAGGTATTGACTTATATGTGAGTTTAGCATACCTTTTCTATATAGTACTTCGTCAAATATATATCCATCATCTAATTTATATAAAGCTATCACTGATGCTTCATCTACTGAATAACCAAAGTCCAAACCATGACATAATAACCTAGCGTGTGGTGGTATTACTTCAATTTTCTTCCAATCTGATATACATGCTCCTTCTAATATACCTATCTCACCTAACCCATACACTCTCCACCAATTAGCCCAATATGTACTTTTCTTTGCTTTTATTTCTGCTTTCTCTATTTCTTTAACTATAGACTCAGGTAGTTGTTCATTGTCTTTATATGTTAATGTAATAAAATTAGTATCTTCAGTATTAACTAACTCTTTATCTACCCAAAATAAATTAGTAGGGTTATAATCTAACCATATATCTCCTGAAGTACGAATTGATAGTTGCTGATATGCTTCAAAGTTAACATTATTACATTCATTAATAAATAAATCAGTTCTTCTAGAACCTCTTAACTTATCAGGTTGGTCTGTACTGAAAAATTCAATATAACTATCATTACTAAAAGTATATTTTAAAATGCTCCTATTGTACTTTTCTTCGCTATACCTGTTAAGACCTTTAAGAATATTTAGAAAGTCTTTTAGAGCACCCCTACGTAAATGAGGGATGGACTCTGATACTACACTAACCTCTAAACCTGGATTCCTAATAGCTTTGTCTATTAAAATAGATAAAATACAAATAGTCTTTCCAGCTGAGGTTCCACCTCTAACTATCTTAACTCTATTATTTAATACTGATAATTTATCAAATGCTATAGTCTTTTTGACTCTCATTAGTCAATAAACAGTGGTGTGTCTTCGTTTATACTAATATTTTTAGTCTCAGTAGGTTTTCCTGCATAATAGTTATAAAACATCTGAACATATTTAAAGTCTCCGGATTCTACACCTGCTTTTAATGCTTGATATGCAGCATCTTCTAATGGAGTTAGTTTCTCTATTAAATCTATCTCGTCTGCTTTAGATTTTCTACCTGATCCTATTCTTTTACCTCCGTGTGCCATAACTTGAAAAAACTTGATTAATCAATAATATAATAAAAAAAGTTATCATTTGTTAATTTTTATTTTATTATATTTGAACTATGGATGTAAATTACACAGAACTCGAAGAGAAAATGGCTACAGGATGCTACATTGAAGTGAGAGGTCCAAAGCCTGACTCTTACGAGTATAAACAAGCAGCTCAAGGGCTGAACAACAAGAGACTTTGGTACATAATTTAAATTGTAGCAAGTAAGTTTCTAATTAATGAATAGGCATTACATTTTTTAATTTTTATTTTATTATATATGGTTCGATTCCACATGATGTAGTTATTAGATAAATAACCTCACTTACACACTCTTCGTTGTCTGAATAGTCATTACATTTTTTAATAGCATAAGCTTCAATTGTTTTTAAATCACAATTTAACTCTGGTTTTTCACAGTTTATTAAGGTTAATAATAACAACGCAGAAAGTACTCTTGTAATATAAATCATTTGTTAAATTTCTTTTTTAATCTATCGTAGGTATTCATTTCCCAGATAGCATATTGATCCCTAAGAAAATAATACCATCCTAACGCTACGGCAAAAAAACCAATAGCTGCAAATATATAAATTATTGTCTCCATATTAAAGCGCTAAAGGTTTATCATCACTGTCTATCTTCTCTGTTACAAGACTCTTTAACTCATCGTACTGTTCTTTTAGTTTAACGTAGTTGTTTAATAGTTCTTCTATATTATAGGTTAATTTACCTGTTAGTTTGTTAATACCTATATATTTTTTAAAGTCTTCTAATATATCTTTGTACTTTCTATTTAATCGCTCATCATACTTTAACCAAAAGTCAAAGTTTTTAACTGCGTGTAATACAGTTGCGTGAGTCTTCCCCATAGACTTTCCTACGTGTTCTAAAGTAAACTTAGTATAGTCATTTAGTACTTTATAGTATATACCTCTAATCTCTACTAATTCTCTCTTTCGACAAGTTTGTACTTCAGGATCTGATAGATCTATTGCTGTGTGTTTCTTAATTATTTTTATAAGTTCTCGTTTTACCATAATTTTATTTTAATAATTTTTTTTTAATATCTATATAATATATATATTCGTTAATAGCCATTTGTATTCCTATACAAGCTTCATAGTCTTCCATAGATATATACATTTTTATCGCTGATCTCAAATGTTTGATCTTTGCTCCTTGTATTAAGTCAGACCACGCTAATGAATAAAAGTGGAATTCCTCACTTGTCACGCTAAAGTATCTCGAACAACGTATTCGTTTAATTGTAATTCTTTATTTACAAAATACTGTTCGAAGATCTTTAACCCATATTCTAATTTATCCTTTCCTGAGTTGTAAAATGATTCTTCACAATCGTATATACCAAGATCTCCACTTGATTTATCTATTACAAAAAAATAAAAATCCTTATAATCTACTTTAAATAAATTACAATATATGTACAATTGAACATCATACCCATACTTTTTTGCTGCCCACTTAAATCCTTTAAGATCAGAAGTGGTTTTTAAATCTGCAACGAATCCTTTTCCTAATACATCAGCTTTAGCTCTAAACGGATAACCATGTAGTATATCAAATCCTGGTTGTTCGAACTGAGCACCTCTAGTAAACTGTTGCCACATATCGTTTTGCATTAAAGCATCTACCGTATACATTGCTTTGTCATATTCTTTTCTAGTATATACAAACTCAGCACTTCCAACTTCTTTAACTTTATCTTTATACTTTTTTGTTACAGCTGATTGTACTTCTACTATATGACATAATGTATCTAATTTTTCTGGTTCTAATGCTGCTAAGTGAATTAGCCTGCCTGTTTTAAAAGCTGCATTATCTGATCTATAATTTAAAGCTCTAGCATATGATTTTGGTGAATCGATTAAACTTTTAATCGCAGAACTACTTAAAGCATACTTTCCTAACTCTCCATAATAAAAAGAATCATTATACATTTTTTCTAACAATATCTTTTTATCATAAACTTCGCCGTTTAATAATTGTATCTTTTCATATCTATTCTTTTTAGCGTGAATGCTTTTAACTTCTGGTATTGATATGAAACAAGTATTTCCTGAATTAAAACTTGGGTTAATATTAGTTAACAATGCGTCTATCTCATGTGGTTTTTCAAATACAAAATTATCATCTTTCACTTTTATAGTGACTCCTCCTTCTGCCCAATTTTTAAAATTGATTTTAGGAGTCATAAATGTTATGTTTTTCCAATTTGGTTTCTTAACTACTACTTTCATCTTTTACAAATGTATTATTTATTATTTTACCTTGTCTATTTTTAATTACTTCGTAAGCTGATTCAATACAATCAGGTACTGATAGGTTATAAAACCAACATAAGTTAGTTAATACTACTATCATATCTCCTACAGCGTCTTTAATTTCTGGTATATCTTCTTTAAGTACTGCTTGAGCTAGTTCTCCATGTTCTTCTGCTAATTTTATTAATTGAGTTTTAGCATCTCCTTGATCTAGTATTCCTTTTTGTTGTGCCCAAATAATTATTAGATCATAAATATCTAGTTTGTT